TTAACGCCGATGAAGGCCGAGCAGATATTAAAAAACCGCCGTTCCGATAATGGGAACGACGGTCAAGTGGTAGCGGGGCATGGATTTGAACCATGGACCTCTGGGGACACCAGAGGTCCACGGTTCAAATCCATGGGGCTTCTGAGCTTATCCAAGCTCAGTTTAGCCGCGTGAAGATCAGGATGCCCATGATGGATCATGAGAAACAAAATCAGCGCACCGGTCCCATGGCGCAAAAGCATCAACGGGTGGACTGACACCCTCAAGGCGGCCGGCCTATCAGCACAGACAATCAAAAGCCGTCGATACAAGATGGTGCATCTAGCGACACTGCTCATGCCAGATGGTCCCGAAGACGTGGCCACGGAGCAGATTGTGCAGGTGTTCGCACGGCAGCAATGGAAACCCGAGACGCGCAAAGCGTACAGGAACACCATATCGTCGTTTTTCCGATGGCTGCATAAAAGCGGCAGACGGTCGGATGATCCGAGTCTGGACGTGCCAAGGGTGAAGAAGCCGCACGCGCATCCCAGACCATGCCCGGACCGTTATATCGCTGCGGCGATGGAGATGGCCACGACGTTGGAAAGACTCATGATCCGGCTGGGCGCGGAGTGCGGACTGCGGCGTGGCGAGATTGCGCGGGTCCACAGCGATGACGTGGTGGCCGATAGCGCCGGCTGGTCATTGATCGTGCGCGGCAAAGGCGACAAGCAGCGCATAGTGCCGTTGCCGGATGATTTGGCCGGCATCATCATGGACGCGCGTGGCTACCTGTTCCCTGGCCGGTTCGGCGGCCACGTGGAGGAGTCCTATATCGGGGACCACATCAGTCATCTGCTGCCTGACGGGTACGCCGCGCACACGTTGCGCCACCGGTTCGCCACCACGGCCTACGCCGCCACACACGACCTGTTTGTTGTCGCGGAACTTCTAGGCCATGAGTCTGTGGAGACCACGGAGCATTACGTGGCCATGCCCGACGGCCGTCTACGAGAGGCAACGGCGGCCGTCAGACTTGACGTTTAGGCCGCGTGGCGTGCCGAGAGCCGTGCTTTCTTGGTGCGAGCCTGCTTCGTCACGTCGTTGTCCTTCCAGTAGCACCAGATGGCGCTGCCGGCTGTCCATGCGAGGCTTACGAGCTGCGTGATGGTCGTGTCATCGATGTTGAGCACCGGATGGCCGAACATGGTCAGTGCCTGGTTGACAAGCGCAAGGAGCAGCACGAGGAATCTGGATATTGTGCCGCCGTCGATTCTCGGCGTCGTGGTCTCGGCGTCGTCATCGGTGGCGGCCTGTATCTGCGCGGAGACCGGCATCACGGTTACTTCCGTTGTGCTGGTCGCTGGTAGTCGGTTTTCCGTCGTGTCGGTCATTTCGTGGTTCCTTCCAGCTTGCTGATTTTTTCGGACAATTCGCTGATCTGCTGCTGCTGCGTCTCGATGGTTTTGGTGAGATGCTTCAGCATTCCGGGGATCTCGAAGCAGATTGTGTTGTAGATGTTGCCGCCCGGTGCCGATCCCTTGTAGCTGTATTGCATGATGCTGTCACGGACACGCTGCGGCAGCTCGTAGGCGAGCAGGTTGTACATGTTGCCGCCCGGTGTGGCGTTCTTCCCGTTGGGCTTGTAGGCCCAATTCCATACTTCGTCTCCTGCGTTTGACATGGAGCCTCCTTCGAGTATCTGATTTGCTTTGTCGATGATCTGCTTGTATGGCAGGCCGTTTGGCGCGAGGTCGGGGCATGAGAGGTGGTCTGTGCCTGGGATCTCACGGTGCAGCCACACGTTGCCTTTCAGCCCGTCGTGCCACAGTTTCGTCCACCCATACCTGCGCGCGATGTCGGCGCAGAGGCGCGCGCTTGCGTCGATGCACTCCTGGGTGCAGACCGCACCGTTGGCCATTCCTCCCTCATGCTCGATGCTGATGGTCGAATTGTTCGAGGCGTAGTTCGCGTCGGAATAGCTGCCGTCGAGTTCCGACACGTATTGGTGGATCTCTCCGGTCGCGCCGATGCCGTAGTGGGCCGAGGCACGGCTTGACTGGCTGGCGAACGTGGCATCTGTGCCGGCGAGGTATCCAACCATGATGTGCAAAGTGATGTGCGTGACGCCGTAGCCGTTGCGGCCCACGTAGTGGTTCGGGCTTCCTTTCCAGATGATGTCGCTCATGTTGGCTCCGTTCTAGTCGTTGAAAAGGTCTTCAGGTGGTTCCGGCGGTGGTGGCGGGGCGCGGCGGTAGATGTGGTCGATGAGTTGCCGGTTCCATTGCCATAGGCGTTGGTTGTCGGCCTGCATCTTCTGTGCGAGCCTGTAGGCTTCCATCTTGTTCTTCGCGGCGGCCGAGAGGGTGGAGACCAGTGCGCCGACTACCGCGCCGACCGCGCCGACGATGGCGATGACGAGATCCGTCACGCGTCGGGCTCCGTGTAGATGTAGACGATCCAGACGTTGAGCGCGCTCGTGTTCGATGCGCCTTTGCGTACGATGATCTCGGATGGTGTGACCGTGACTTCTGAATACCAATAGGTGTCGGTGGCGAGGTACGGTTGGGGGGAGCCGCCTTTTCCTTGGGTGATGACGCGGTAGTCCAGTAGGTTGTAGATGCTGAAGCCCGGTGGGGTGCGCGAGTTGTTGGTCAGGTTCTTATATTCTCGGACCTGCATGCAGATGCGGCGGCCGTCCACCCATTTGCGTCCGGTGTAAATCCGCGAGTTGAGTCTCCAAGTGCCGTTCCATGGCATGTCGGCTGTTCGGGTCTTGACCCATTGCGCGCCGTCCCATACATATGGGCCGTTGTCGTCGTTGCCGCCGGTGACGAAACCTGTTTGGCCGATGACGCCGGTGATCTGCCGAAGGGCTTCGAGGGTGGTCGCGACGGCCGGTTTGACGCCTTCCGGCGTGGTCCTCCGGTCCACTTGGTCAAGCGCCTGTTCGAACGTCTCGGCCATGGCCTTGAACGAGTCCGGCGCGGTTGACACAAGGTCGGAGCCTTCGGGATACGAGAGCCCGTAGATTGGTGTTGTTGCTGTCATTGTGTTCCTTCCTTTTCGGCGGTGGGCGAAGAAGCGTCGATGACCTGGATCATCGAGAGGTCGCAGATGTGCAGGTCGAGCTGCTGCCAGCTGAGGCCGGATGGCAGGTCGGCCCATGTGATGCGGTTTGTCAAGAGCGGTCGAAGCGCGGCCAGCGTCGCTTCCTGGGTGAGTGTCGGTTTGCCGTTGCGCCACCGGTATGAGAGCGTCCCGCCGATGGTCGTGATTGGGCCGGTGAAGGACGGTCGGCCGTCTGAACCGGTCAGGGCCGACGCCTTGGCCTTGATGATGATGAACGGGCCGGATGGGCTTGCCTTGTACAGCCATGGCCGTCGTGCCGGGTCGATTCGCGTGCTGTTGAACGTCACTGTCTCCGGTACCATGCGCAGGTCGTGCGATTCGAGCCATTGCGCGATGTTGGCGCGGTCCGTGTCGCTGACGTTCGAGGTGCCGCCGCTGTTCCAGACGCCGCCGGATTCGTCCACGGCGAGCATGTCGGAATCGAGGGTGAGGCTCTTCTGCATGGCGGTCAATTGGGAGGGTAGACGGTTCTGGTCTCCCATCGTGATCTCCACGTCGTCGAAAGAGAGCTTGCCGTTGTCCGATTTGACGCGTTTCGCGTTGATGACGACCTGTGTCAAAGGTTCGGTGATGCTCAGATCCGTCGATGCCTCGATGTCGGAGGCCGAGAGTGCGTGTCGTGTCTCTCCGTCGGTGAGGATGGTGAGTCGGCCATCGGTTGACAGGTGCACGGCGATCGGGTCGGCGAGGAACAATGGCCGGAGGCTTGATGTAGCGCCGTCGTAGACCTCATGCCACTGTGGGAGTCGTGGCCCGACGGTGAGCCGGTGCAGCAGGTCGAGCTGCGATGGGTGGTCTGATGGCGTGTATGGCGCGACGCTTGACGGCAGAGCGAGCCCGTCCAGTTGGGCTTCCGGCGCTCCCTGCGCCGAGGCCCTGCGGTTCATCTCCGCGAGGCGTGCCGATGGCGTGCCTATCCAGTGCGCGCCGTCCCATTTCGCGGCCGTGTCTGTCGGTCCTTGGGATTGCAGGCGCTTCCACACGGCCATCCTCGATGTGGCGGAGAGCTTGAGCAGCCACCCGCCGCCGCTGGCCGGTTCGACGCTGCCGCCGGTGGACACGGTGCCGGCGAACATCGTAGAGGCGGGCGAGTCGGTGGATTCCGGCGAGCCGGGGGAGTAAGCGCGGTGTAGCGAGCTGATCGGGATACGCAGATCTTCCCAGCCGCCCATCGACGGCTGAAGATCTTGCCATCTGGGTTGATCGGAGAACTGCACGATCACCTTCATGCCGGCCAATGTCAATGCCTGGCCTGCGAGCCGTCCGGTCTTGTCGCGCAGGGTGAAGTTCATCACGGCAGGTTCGGGTTGTTCGTCGATGCCGTCGCTTCCCCACCGGATAGTGAAAGAGTCGAGGGCTGCGATGTCCTTGGCGGAGTCGTTCACCGGTGTCCAGCCGTTGCCGGTGTCGATGAACATGAAGCACTGCTGCATCTCATGACCTCCTTGCGTCGTAGTCGGCCAGGAGCCGTTTGATGGCCTTGGCGGTGCCGTCCTTGTCGATGACCTCGCCGTTGATCTCCACGTTCCAGGTGTTGACCACGGCTGGCGTGGCCGTGGTGTCCTGGGCGGAGAGGTTGAGCGGCATGGCCGCAAGTCTGCGGTTGGCGCGGCTGATAGCGGTTTCGACGTTGCTGTCGAACCCGTTGTTGAGGCCCTGTGCGAAGCCGGTCATGATGGCCTGGCCGGCGGGGATGAGCAACCTCCGGTCGTAGCTGATCGGGCCTTTGTGGGCCTTGATCCAGTCGCCGATGCCGCTGATCCAGCCGGTCACGTTGCTCCACATCGATTTGAGGCCGTTGAGGAATCCGCTGATGATGCTTGCGCCGGCGTTGTACAGGATGCTGCCGGCGTTGCCGAAGAACCCGACTATGGAGCCGGGCAGTCCGCGGAACCAGCTGACTACGCCGTTCCACGCGTTCCTGGCGCCGTTCGCGGCCGAGTTGAAGATGTTGACGATGGTGGAGCCGAGACCGGAGAAGAAGCCGATGATGCCCTGCACGCAGGAGCCAAGGAAGCCGGTGAAGCTCGACCAGACGGCCTTGCCGGTGTTGGTGCAGGTGAAGAAGTAGGTGAGTCCGGCCACGAGCGCTGCGATGAGCGTGATGACCAGCATGATCGGGTTCGCGGCCATGACCGCGTTGAGCAGCGCCTGTGCGGCCGCGGCCAGCTGCATGGCGGTGGTGACGGCGGTGACGACTGCGACGGCTCCGCCGACCGCGGCCACGAGAGGGGTCACAAGATCCAGATTCTGACTGATCCAGTTGCCGGCGGTCTTCAGCCAGCCGCCGACCGTCTGCGCTGCCGTGGCGACGGTGTTGAGCATGTTGCCGAAGGCCACGCCGGCCGGTTGTCCTCCGGTCATGGCGTTCACGACGTTCATGATTCCGTCCCAGAGCGATTGCAGTCCGCCGCCGACCGACTGCGCGGCCGTCTGCAAGGCGGTGAACGCTCCGGTGTCCTTGACCTGTGCGAAGAACGTCTGCAAGGCCGGCGTGCCGGTCTGCGCGAGGTTTGTGACTGCCGTCGCGGCCGCGTTGATGCCGCCTGTGACGGTCGGCTTGAAGAGGTTGAATGCGTCGGTCAGGCCGCCGGTGACGGCTGCTTCGAGGTTTCCCATCGCGCCTTCGATGGTGCTTGTGGAGGTCGCGGCCTGTTTGGCGACGTCGGTCATGCCGAGGTCCATCAATGCCTGGTTGAACTCGTCGGCGGTGATCTGGCCGTCCGCCATGGCGTCGCGGAAGTTGCCCGTGTACGCGCCGTTCTTGAGCATCGCTTCCTGGAGTTTGCCGGATGCGCCAGGGATGGCGTCGGCCAACTGGTTCCAGTTCTCCGTCGTAAGCTTGCCCGCTCCGGCCGTCTGGGTGAGCACCATGGCCACGGAGCCGAAGGTGTCTGCGTTGCCGCCGGCCACGGCGTTCAGGTTGCCGGCGGCCTCTGTAAGGCCGGTGTAGTCCTTGATGCCGTTCGCGGCGAGCTGCGCCGTGGTGTTCTGGATGGTGGACAGGTCATACACTGTGCGGTCCGCGTAGTCGCGCGCCGCCTTGCTTGCCTTTTCGACGTTGGCGGTGTCGATGCCGGCGAAGCTCATGGTGCTCATGAACTTGTCGGTGCTGTCCGACATGTTCACCACGTCGCCGGCGAAGCCCTTTACCGTGTCCCACAGCGCGGTCACGCCCTTGACGGCCAATCCGCCGATGGCGCTGCCGAAAGCGGCCGCCTTCGTGGTGGTCCTCTCGAACGCCTTGACGGCATCATCGGCGTTGCCGGTGATACGCACGCTCATGATCGCGCTGTGCGCCATGGTTCACTCCTTCCGTGTTTCTTCCGCTTCCTTGAGAAGCGCGGCGATGCCGGTGCCCCAATCCAGTTCGTCGGCCTCGTTCCTCCACTGCCATGGCGTGCCGCCGAAACGGCTCGCCAGGAGGAACGAGAGACGGCCGAGCGAGTCTTGGGGCCACGCGGCTAGTCCGTAGGGTTTCCCTCTTCCGGTTCCTCCTTCGCGGCCGCGAGGTCGAATGAGGCCACGGTGTCCAGCCAATGCTCGAAGTCTGGCAGATTGCGGCCGGCCATGCGCAGGGCCGCGTAGGCCGCGTAGGCTCCGGAACGGACGGGTGACTGGGTGATGGGGCCCCAGCCCACGTCGATGGCGTGCGCCTCGGCCTTGCATGTCGCGCGCATGGTGATCGGCACGAGCTCGCTGGTCCCGTCCGTGTAGGTGATGCGGGTGGTTGCCATTATTTTCCTTTCACTTGCTTCAGTGTCTTGTCGATGAAGTCCTTGTAGACCTTTTGCCATTGGCTCTCGGTGGAGGCGACGCCGTTGTTGACGAAGAGACGTGGCTTGATGTGGCGGGCCGGCCACCCGTAGTTGATGACTCCCGCGTAGGGCACGGCCTTGCGGCCGGCGCGGATGACGCCGGCGCGTTTCGTCGCTCCGGCACGCAGGCTGCCGGCCAGCCGGCCGGTTTTGCCTCGTGGGGCGAGGTTGCGGACGGCGGGCAGTGCGATCTGCGCGGCCTCGCGGTTCACTTCCTTCAGGTCGTCCATGTCCGCGCCGGCCTTGCGCATCGTCTGCACGAAGCGTTTCTGGCCGACGACCATCAATGCCTTGCCGGCCATCACTTGCCCGTGTACGGTGCGTGGGCGACGTTCGTGACGGCGAAGCTCAGATCGTTCGTGTTCTTCGATTTGACGTCGCCGCCGATGGCGATTGGCGCGATGGTGACGTTGAAGGTCCACTGGATCTTGCCGGTCTGGTTCGGGACGAACTGGGCCGGCAGCGTCTCGCCCTTGTGGTCGAAGAGCCAGACGGCCAGACCGTCCTCGCTGAAGTCGTCGCCCACGGTGCCCTCGAACGTCCATGTGGTCGTGGTGTTCGTTTCCTCTGATCCGTCGAGGTAGGTGGTCGGGTCGTCGCTGCTGTTCGACGGGTTCAGCTGCGCCTTGGTCAGGTCGGCGCTGAAGTCCCTGCCGTTTTCGGTGTCGGTGATTTTGAAGATGCCTGGTCCGAGCGTGCGGATCTTTCCAGCCATGATTTTTTCCTTTCCTTGTCTTATTCGGTTTCCAGGGCGTTCAATGTGACCTGGTAGGCGGCGATCGTGCCGGCTCCTGCGAGGTTCCATGTCGCAGGCGTGGCCTTTTGGATGTTCAGGCCACGTTCGGCGAGTCTGTCGAGCGCTGTGAGGATGTCATCGACTGCGGATGGCTGCGTGGCCGGCGTGCCGGCGATGACGTCCAACGTCCAGACCGGTTCCGGCGGGCCCCATGACGGCCATTCCACGGCCGGCGGTTCGATGAACACGGCCACCTTGCCGGCGGCCGGGCGCACCAGCTGGGCGTCGATGCTGATACTGCTCACGAGCCCGTCGAGCATGTCGGCGAGCGTGTCCATGAGGGCGGCGCGTTGTTCCTGGATGTTCATGCGATCACCAGCCCGCCGGTGTTCACGCCCGCCGCCTTGAGTTTCGGCCAGACCGAGCGGAGCGGGTCGGTGGAGATCCTGAACGGTTCCACAGTCGAATCGCCCACGTCCATGACGCCCAGCCGGGCGTCGCGGCTGTTGTATAGATCCGCCGCGCACGACACAATGCAATCGGCCAGCACTTCGTCCTTGATGGACGCCGCGCCCACGGCGCTTGCCACATACGCCTTGGCGGCGGCCAGCTTCGCGGCCAAGCGTTCATCGTCACCGCTTGGCACGCCCACTTCGTCGCGAAGCTGGGCCAACAACTGTTCGTCGTTCATGCGGCACATCATGCGGCAGCGAACTTGACAGGCAACAGGCCGTCGGTGAAGGTCGCGGCCACGGCCATGTACCCGTACACCGAATAGTTGTCCACGATGTTCACTGGGTCGGTGTTGGAAAGCTGGGTGGGGCCGCCGCTCTCCCACACGGTGACGGCGGCCGGGTCGATGAACGCGGCGGTGCCGGTCGGGGCCTTCGGCAGCAAGTACACCGGCACGCGCATGAGGTCGCCCACCACGCCGGTGACGTCGAAAGCGCCGATGGTATCCGACCCCTTGCCGGAAATGTCCATGAACCGGTTGCCCGAGTCCTTGAGCTTGATAAGGGCCAGCGCCACGTCCTTGGAAACGCCCAGACGGGTCATGGCCGCGTTCCTATCGTCCATCACCTCGGCGGCGTCAAGGATAAGGCCGGCCCACTGGTCTGTCGTCATGTCGTTCAAAGCGGCCGGAGCCGTGATGTTGTTCGGGTTGTCGGTCGCGTCGCGCTGGGACTTGATGAGGTCGTACAGGTAGGTGCGCACGGCGTTTTCGGTGGACTTCGCGTAGGCGTTGTTCAGGGCCTTCAGCGCCGTGTTGAGCATGGGGGTGGTGCTGCGCTCGATGGTCTGGCGCGAAAGCGTGGTGTAGCCGCCATAAGTGTTGATGTCGGCGGTCTTGGTGCCGAACTTCACCTTGCCGAAGGTCAGGGCCGCGCCCTCGGCGGTCTGCTTGTCCACGGCCGTGGTGTCCTCGGAAACCACGTTGTATTCCATGCTCATACCGGTGGCCGGCAGCGTGTCGCGGGTGAGGATGTTCGTCACCTTGCGGCGCTGTTCGATCAGGCGCAAGTCGTCGGCAATCCATGTCACGGTGTTGCCGGTGTCGCCGGTGACGATCTGATCTCGTGTCTGGCGCATAAGGTCGATGGCGGCCGCGTGGTCGGCATTGCGTTCGTCGCTCAGCGCCTTGAGATAGTCGCCGGCGGTGCGGAACTCTCCGCCCAGCTCGGCCGGCGGGGTGGTCTGGATGCCGGCGGCCACGGTGGCCTTGATGCCTCGCAGTTCCTCCCCGAACGCCTCCAAGCGTTCGTTCACGTCGCGCTGTTCGTTGTCGTTGCCCATACTGGGTGCCTCACTTTCATTGTTGGTGGTTGTGGTTTGTGAGCGTTGGCTGGTGATCTCGGCGGCCGGATACGCGGGGATGCCGGTAACGGCCACCTCGAACAGGTCGATTGCCCTACGGTGGACTTCGGTAACGCCGTCGTCCGAGTCGATAACCCTGTTTTCCACCGGCCTGAAGCCGATGCTGAAGCCGTCGTAGACGCCTTCACGCACCAGTTCGGCGGCCTCGCGCCCGCTTTCGGTGTCGGCCAGCTTCGCCACGACGTGCAAGCCGTCCGCTTCGCGGCGCATGTCGGTCAGCTTGCCGATAAGGTCGCCATGCTCGCGGCTCACCTTCACGGTCTTGCGGGTGCCGAAGTCGCAATCGGGGTCTATCACCTCGGCATAATCACTGAACAGCGCATATCGCTGATTGAAGGGCACGGCCACGCCCTCCAAGGTCATGCCGTCGCCGGTGTCGTTGGTGTCGCGCAAGCGTAGGCCGGTGACGTTGAGCGTGCGCACCTCCATAAGCCTTTCGTCATGCTCATTGCTCATTTGCATTGCCTCCAATCGGTTGAATCTGGGCCGCCTGTTCGTGTGTCAACGGCGGCAAGCCCTCGCGTTCGCGCACGTCGTCCACGGTGAGCCACCCGGAGCCGATGGCGGTCTCGTAGGCGTTGTAACGGTCGGCCATATCGGCGCGGCGCGAACTGTCCCAGTCGAAGCGCACAACGCGGCCACGCGGCAACAGGCCGCTTAACAGTTCCTCAAGCTCTCCCGTATATGCCGCAAGGGTGTAGTCGGCAAACTCAATCCAGCTTTGCTCGATGTTGGAATAGGTAAGGTTGCTGCCGTCCACGGCGGCAAGCATGATGCTGGCCGGGATGCCCAACAGGCGGGCGATCTGGGTGGTGTCGAACTTCTGAGTCTCCAAAAACTGCAAGTCCGCCGGCTTCATATCAAGCGGCACATAGGTAAGGTTGCTGCCAACCACCTTGATGTCTCCGGCCTTGCCGGCCTTGCCCCAATCGTCCTTCGCCTGTTTCGCGCTGTCGGGCGTGATCTTCTGGTCGCTCTTCAGATAGCCCTTAACGTTGCTGCTATCGGTGTAGAACCGGGCCTTGTAGTCGCGGGCCATCTTCGCGCCCTCCACCTCTTCGCGCGCCGCC